GAGGACGAATATTTTGATTTTATAAAAAAGCCTTTTAAGTATCATTTATCTGCTGTTTAAAATTTATGCGAATTATTCCGGCTGGTTCCGAAAGAGAAAGCGTCGGGATTTGTAATTGATAATTTTTGATCAATAATCCATTTTGCGCCTTCAATTGCATCTGGCCCGTCTGCCGGATAATCCAACGACATAGTAAAAAGTTTGAATTGTGCTTCAAGTTCAACCATATGAGGATTAATCTTTTCTTCTTCATTAAAAATAAGAAGTCCATCTCGAACCAATCGTTCAAGCGCGGATTCTATTCGGTAGGCTTTTTCGGGCTTTTTCCGATCGTCACAAGTTATTCCAATTACACCTTTTTCCATAGAAATTTCGCTAAATATAGGTTTAAATACCTGATCGTAAAACGAATGCTGCAAGCTGTTATCTTCGATGTAGTAATACACAGACGTTTGTCCGCGCACGTAATCTCTCAAATTAAAATACCATCTAACGAAAATATTATTAACAACCCACGAATCATAGGCTGTTATTACATAATATTTCATATTATAGTAACCAACAAGAACAATCGCTTTAAATGATCTTTTTCTCCCACGTGTAGAATTGGAATATGCAGGATCACCATATGCAACTAAAAAATCAAATTTTTCAAGCTTCGGAACACTTCCCCATGTTATTGGTTTAAAAACAGATCCTTCGATAATTGGATTGTTCATATATTCCTTCTGAAAAGAACCTGATCCCATGAAAGTTTCTTTCTCCCGGATGCGCTGTTCCGTCCAGAGTTCGGGCCAGGATGGTTTGCCGTGCTTGTCCCGGACGTTTACCTGCGTAACGAACATGCCTTCCGAAGCTTCGATGTTTGCCAGCACGCTTTGACGGCTGATCAGGTTGCCAACCATAATGAACCTTCCGCCGGCAGCGCCGAACGAGCCGAAAAGGGCTTCCTTTACCCATTTGGTGAGTTTATCGACACGCTCCTTGCTCAGGCAGAGTTCGTCGTCGTCCAGGTCATCAATGACAATATAATCCGGCCGTTTGTCCCGATAGCGAAGTCCGCGAGGCGATTGTCCCCGCCCGCGGGCAAAGAAGGCCACGCCGCTTTTGGTTACAAATTCACCAAAAACCCAGTGTCCGGAATTGTATTGCTCGCCGAAGTCGTGACTATAACGCTGATTGTATTGCAGTTCCGCCTGAACGTCGGAAAGCAGCGTATTGGCGGAGTCCTGTGATTTTCCCACCAGTACCATGACATTTATTTCCCGTTCCTCCTGCGCCATCATCCACATGGGAATGAATACGCCGATATGCGTGCTTTTGGCGTGTCCGCGCGCCCACTTGAAAACAGCTTTCAGGGTTTTATTTTCCTTGATTTTGTTTGCCGCTTCGATGTGAAATTTTGCGCTTGGGATGATTTTACCGTCTTTTCCGGTGCACCAGTGCGGGAAATAGTATTCGACAAAAAAGGCGTAGTCTTTCCGGGCGCGCCGGATGCGATCCGTCTGTGCTTGTCTGGATTCGGACTCATCGACGGTCGTGAATCTTTCAACGTCTTCGATGTGCTTGTTCCACAGATCGAGACTTCGCCTTAGCGCCGGATTCATCGGATTCATTTGTCTTTCTTTTTGCCTTTTTTACTGTCAACGTACCTAACCTGAAGCAGGTTTTCGGCTTTAATGATTGTTCCTTCCGGTTCGATGGACAATAAATCCTTGTACCGGTTAATTTCACAAATGATATTGCTTTCCGTGTGGTGTTCGTTAACCCACTCCCCGAATTTCCGGAATGTTTCCGATTTTTCCATTACAGCCTGGACGTTTTCCATTTCGGCGCTCAGTTGATCCAATTGTAATAAAATACTTTCTGTCATAGGATTAAATATTTATATGTTCGTTTACATACATGTCCTGATATTTATTAAGCGTCCGGATAAAATCGGGCGTTATCTCCTTATCGAAGGAAGCGCGCTGCTGTATCCATTTTGTAAAAGTCATAAAGGAATCCATGACGTTTACTATGTTTGCTTTTTTATCTAACTTTTCGATGGCTGCCGCAAACTTGACTAATTTATCCGGGAGCGCAGAGATAAGTTCCATATCGTTGCTTTCGTACACCTGATCCAGTATTTTGTTAAGTGCAGCAAGCGATTTATTAACCAATTCGGGGCGGGTAATATTCATTCCGGCGCGTTTGTTTGCCCATGATTCAGCAGTAGCCCATCGGCAGATGGTCTGTTCGCTGACGCCTGTTTTACCGGCGATTGCCTTTTGCGTATCTCCCTGCATGTAATACATGCGGGCGAGTTCTTTTTTGGAATCGAGTTCTTTTTTTGTTTTCATTCGCATCCATTTTTGTGCAAACTTACATTTTTAAAAAGCGCTTATAAAGTTTTGTATTATAGCTTGTAACAAAAGTTTCAAGGTATGCTATAAAATTTGTGCATCGCGCGAAAGCCGTTTAGCTTTGCCTGAAAAATTAACGAAAAATGGTAAAAACATTTGTTCTGCACGATGAATCGGTAAATACCTACGGCTTCCGGATGCTGACCTCCGGAGCGGACTTGTCGGAATTCCGCAAAAATCCGATTATGCTGCTCGGCCACGACGACTGGAGCCTTCCTATAGGCAGGTGGGAAAACATACGGGTAAAAGACGGACAGATACTTGCCGATCCGGTTTTCGACATGAAAGACGAACGCGGTCGCCAGGTAGCCGGAAAAGTGGAAGATAACTTTATCCGCATGGCCTCGATTGGAGTGTGGCCCCCTGAAGAGCTGTCAGACGATCCGGGATTGAAATATCCGGGACAGACCGGCCCGACGATCACCAAGTGGAAAGTACGTGAAGCGTCCATCGTTACGATAGGCGCCAATCATAATGCGATCGCTTTTTACGATAGAGACGGAAAGGTGATCGACCTTCAAGACAGTAAACAATTAATCAGCCTGCTCGACCTGTCGGGCGGCACTAAAACAAAAAATGAAGAGAATATGAAAAGTTTATTAGTGATGCTGGGACTTGCCGATGGCGCAAGCGAAGGCGACGCCGTGAATGCCCTGCGGGGTATTATCTCAAACGGCGACCGGCTGAAAGCCGAAAACTTGACTTTGACAGCGAGAATTGATGCGCTGACAAAGGCTGAAACCGACAAGCGGAAAGCCGATGCGGTTTCTCTTGTGGATGCAGCCGTCAAGGACGGACGCATTGATGCAAAAGCAAAGGACAGCTATTTGAAGCTGTTCGACGCTGATTTTGACAGCACCAAAGCTGCTTTGGAATCTATCCCTAAACGCGTGTCGGTAGTAGGGCGCATTGAGGCTGCTGCCGGAGGTACGGCAACCGAACTGGGCGATCTTCAAAAGATGAGCTGGGATCAATTGGACAAGGCGGAAAAACTGACCTTGCTGAAGGATCAATATTCGGATGTGTATGCGGAAAAGTTTGAAGCTCGTTTTGGCTGCAAACCTCAATGATTGTGTAATTTTTAAAATGTATAAAAATGAGAAAGATTTTTAAGGGGTTTATGTTACTCCTGTTTAATTTGATGATGTGTGTTGGCATTTCTGCGGCAACCGGGTTTAACCCTTATTGGCTGATGGGAAGCGGCGCAGTTTTGAGCGCCTTTGGAACCGGTACAAGCGGTAGTCTTTATGCAGGTATCCAAAGGGAAATATGGATGAACGCTATTGTCGAAGGCTTGTTTGCAGACAACAGTTTTCTGTCGAAGGCTTTCAACGCGGATATATTTGTCAATCAGGGTAAATGGGTGCATATACCGAATGCAGGCGCCCCGTCAAAAGTGGTAAAGAATAGAACCGTAAAGCCGGCAGATGTTAAGACGCGAACAGATTCACCGTTAAGTTTTATGCTGAATGAATTTACAACCGATCCGATTTACATACCTCATGCAGACACGGTCGAATTATCTTATAGCAAGCGAGAATCCGTTTTGAGCCAGGATAAGGCAACGCTTCAGGAGGAAGTCGGCAACGATTTTCTGTACGCCTGGGCTCCGGCTTCCGCTAACACGATAAATACAACCGGCGCCGTAACGGTCGCGCATACGGATTCTGCTGTCGGGAACCGATTATCAATTACTAAAAAAGATATTTTGGCTGCGATGACGAAATTTAATGCCGATAATGTTCCACAGACGGAAAGATATCTGTTGCTCGATGCCGTGATGTATTCCGAACTGCTTGCCGATTTGACGGCTAACGAATCTCAGGCATTCCACGCAGGAGTTGATACGGCAAACGGAATCGTTGGGAAACTGTTTACATTTAATGTGATGGTTAGATCGAAGGCTCTCCGTTACAATACCGCAGGCGCAGCTAAAGAGTGGACTGCTGCAGGCGCTGCAACCGACAATGCCGGCGCACTGGCATGGCATGTCAACAGTGTATGCCGCGCGCTTGGCGAAGTCGTTCCTTTTGAAAATCAGAACGATCCAACCTGGTACGGAGATATTTATTCTTTCTTGGTTCGTGCCGGAGGCCGGCCGATGAGGGCTGATGTGAAGGGACTGCTCGCAATCGTTCAGGCGGCTGCTTAAATAAACGAAAATAATGACAGAGCGCGGTATAAGAAACAACAATCCACTGAACATCCGTTTGAGTCGTGATGTGTTTGCAGGTGAAATCTATCCTTCGGGGGACAGGG